TTCCTTGATACGGTCAGAAATACTGCAAAAAATTTCGCTTCGACCGTATCACTTTCGTCAACTGCTAGACACAAAGTCATCATCATCGATGAGGCGGATAACACAACAAACGACGTACAACTCTTACTTAGGGCGTTTACAGAGGAGTTTTCTGGCAACTGCAGATTCATCCTTACCTGCAACTTCAAAAACAAAATCATCGAACCACTTCATTCCCGTACAGCAGTGGTTGAATTCGGAATTGGGACAAAGCAAAAACCAGCAATCGCTGTGTCCTTCTCCAAACGAATTCAAGAGATACTTAATGCAGAGCGAGTTGAATATGACACAAAAGTCATCTATGAACTCATCAACAAGCACTTCCCTGACTGGAGAAGAGTCCTCAACGAATGTCAACGATACTCTTCCTCTGGTAAGATTGATACGGGAATTCTTGCAACGTTCAGTGACGTAAAGGCAGATGAATTGGTTAAGAAGCTTAAAAACAAGGACTACGGTGAGTGCCGTAAGTGGGTTGTCAATAACCTGGACAATGATACTAATTTACTTTTGCGTCGTATTTACGATGCTCTTAATATTTCCTTGGTTCCGAATAGCATTCCTTCTGCTGTGCTTATTCTTGCTAAGTATCAGTATCAGATGGCGTTCGTGGCGGATCAAGAAATAAATATGCTTGCTTGTCTTACTGAAATTATGGTGGAGTGTGAATTTAAATGAATATCACTAAACTTGACAATCCTTTTACTAGTTCATTTTATGATTTAGAAAAGGTTATAAAATCCTATGATTTGTTATGGAATAATATGGCGGCGAAGAATGATTCGCACCCAGCTTTCCTTAGCCATACAGTTATTGCTAGACCAAGTCCTGAGACAAGATTTCCAAAAGAAATGTCTCCACATATAGAATTGGTTAATAATGTCGTAAATGAAATTTTTGATTACAATAAAGTTCCTGTAAATTGTATTTTACGAATAAATTTCAATCTATGTTATCCTACAGGAGTCAGTAAGCAAACTCCTTGGCATACTGATCATCATTTTCCTCACATTAATATGCTGGTTTATTTTTCTGATTCTGATGGCGAATTGCTTGTAAGAGATGAAAAGCATACTCCCAGAAATGGTGATATTGTAATGTTTCCGGGGAGTATTGAACACTGTATTAATACTCCCACAGTAGATCCTAGATATGCTATGGTAGTCACTTTTATGTGATATAATGTAAAATTGAAGAACTAAAAAAATGAGAACACAAAACAAAGAAAATTATTATTATTGGTTCTGGATTGTGGCTATGATTGCCTTCATAGTCCCTCAGGTATTTACTGCCTGGGCTTATTTAAATATTGTCTCAATTCTCAAAGGATGGACTTTTTGACATGAACAAAGACGACTTGATGCATCTAAAAATTCAAGCAGCAATGCGAGAGAACAACATTCCTGAAAATGAAATCAAATACATTGGTGAGGGTGAAGGAACTCATTGGTATCGTATTGCTGATAAATATAGTGTCCCCGTAAATATGATCGAGGGATTTGATAGAGTTGATAACGAGTAATATGAAAAATACTATCTCTAAGTTAATTGACAGATCCTTAAGATTTCATCATCGAGATATTCATAAAGAGCTTGATGAAATAAAAGAAAAGCAGGATAAAATACAAATTCGCTTTAGAAATTACGAGCGACATTACGTTTTCTGGGGTATCGCAATAACCTCAGTGGTGGCGGGGCTGATGTATGTTGGAACAGCTTATCATAGGATGGCTGATGTTGTTAGTGATATGGATATAGTTATAGAATTACCAGACATTAAGTATCTTAACTGATGGAATTGAAAGATTGGTTGAACTCAATAAACTTTAATAAGGAAAACCTTATTAAAGAAAACCCCGATATCGTTAAACAATACCCCCCATACATTGTCAATCGTTGTCTGTCTGGGCACCTTGATTGTGTCATGTTTGCCAATGAAATGAATAAGTATTCATTTTTACAAAAAGATATGCAATATTCTTTTTATCTAAATAGTTTGAGGAAAAGGAAGAGATTCTCTCCTTGGATCCGAAAGGATTCGATTCAAGACTTAGAATGTGTAAAAGAATACTATGGTTATAGTAATGAGAAAGCATTTCAAGCGTTGAAGATCCTCACCAAAGAACAGCTTAATTATATCAAGAAAAAACTTGACATTGGAGGAATCAAATGACTGAACCAATATATGATTGGTCACAAGATAAGATGGTTGAAATCTTTCTCAGTGAACCTGATGACTTTTTGAAAGTCAGAGAGACTTTGACAAGAATAGGTGTCGCCTCAAGAAAAGAGAAGAAGTTGTACCAATCTTGCCATATTCTTCATAAGCAGGGAAGGTATTTTATTGTTCACTTCAAAGAGCTCTTTGCTCTTGATGGCAAGAATACTAATTTGACTATTAATGACGTGCAAAGACGCAATAGAATTATTAAATTAATTTCTGATTGGGGTCTTGTTGAGGTGTCGAATGAAGAAGCTATCGCTGATATTGCACCTTTAAATCAAATTAAAGTGTTAGCTTATAAAGACAAATCAGAGTGGATTTTAGAGCAAAAGTACAATATCGGAAAAAAGGGAAAAACCCAAGAAGAAAATTAAACTTGTTCTAAATAGTTCTGAGTCTTTCGTGCAGACTCTACGAATGTCGGAAACCCGAAGACCTCCCTTGACGGGGAGGTCTTTTTTTACTATAATATGATCGTACAACACACAAACAGATGCCTACCCTTAAGGAAAATTTTTCTACGGTTCTTTCTACTTACGATCTGAAAAAACCAGCACGTCAGTCTTCTTTGATTGCACCTTGGTTGGGTATTGAACGCACTCCGTCAGGTTTGTCTCAACGTGTTGGTAATTATCTTGAGGATTTATTTGCTCTTGATATGGGTGTACAGAATAAATTGTCAGAAACTGATTTTAAGAAAGGTCGTTTTTATATGATCACTCAGAATGGAGAAGACCATCAAATTGATATGCTTGCTATGCCTTCAGAATGGGTGAAGTGGAAGAGATATTTGCATCGTGAGTTAAAAACAAATACTGATCTTGATCGTGGAAAGAAACGTGATACTTTGGCTAAAGAACAGGGAATTTGTGCATGGATGGAATCCAAGGGTTGGGAATATGATAGTGGGGCCTTTTGCCCTTTCTTTTACAGCAAAGGAAAAAATGTAAGCGGACTTGGTTGGGTTGATGGTTTGCAGTGGTATATTGATACTTTCAAACCTTCTTGGGCTATTCAAGATTTCAAAGATCTTGGACGTGATCCTGATACTCATCGTAAGCTGGGATTATTGTGATATAATAAACTATTGACTGAGTATATATGAAACCTGTCATAAAGTATCAAGGTGGTAAGCGAAAAGAATTGCCATTAATTAAAAATATGCTTCCCAGAGACTTCGACCGAGTTGTTGAACCTTTCTGTGGTGGTGCTGCTGTATCATTTGGATTGCAAACTCCTGCAATCCTAAATGATATTAATCCAATGGTAATCAATCTCTATAAAGTATTGCAGAGTGATGATTATGTGCATGTTCTAAATCACATTGACATCATTAAGACTTATGAGCATGATGCACTACAAGAGGCATTTTATGCTGCAAGAAATGTGATTAACAATCCACAAGATTTCACTCCGCTAATACAAGCAGTCTCATACATTATTGTCAGGCAGCTGTGTTTTTCTGGCATGGAGAGATACAATGCAAAGGGAGAATTTAATGTACCCTTTGGGCATTACAAGAAAATGTCATGTAATCTAACAGCAGATCATCACACATTTTTGATTAAGTGTGATATCAGACATGGATCATTTGTTGACATATTTGATGATGTGACTGTTAGTGACTTTGTATTCATTGATCCACCATACCTGGAAAGGTTGGGATATACTCAGGGTGATGGTGGTGATGACTTGCACGAAGAACTTGCGAAATGCTTGAAATCTACTGATGCAAAGTGGATGATCATACATAGTGATCATAAATTTTATCGTGAATCATATCAAGATTATAATATCATTGATAAAGACTTTACTTATGCTCAAAGATTTGGAAAGGACAAAGAAACAAGTCAAGCACCTACGATAGACAGTTTCATTGAGGGGGCTGTAGAAAAAGAGGAGAAACCCAAAGTCTTAAAAGATCACACGGGAGCAAAGGTAAAGCATCTTTATATCACGAATTACTGACATAGAAGTTGACATCACTTTAAAGCTCTGCTACAAATAGACCAGTTCCGTCCGGCGTTAGACATCGCTAGGAACTGCAAAAACTATTACGGAGAATAACCATGGCTACGCTAACAAAACCGCTGGCAGCGGTTATGAATGTGCTCGCTCTTGTCGATGGCTTTATAAAGAAAGGCATTTCAGGAGTACGAAAGAAATTTTCTAGGGGCGACTTCCTTCCTGTTGAATGGGTAAAGGTCAAAGATTTAAAGGTTGATCCCAAGTATCAGCGATTGATCAACCTTGGGTTTATCAAGAAAGCGAAGGAGTTTGACCCCCTTCTTGTTAAACCTCTCTCGGTCTTCCAACGTCCTAATGGCGACCTGATGGTTGTCGATGGACAACACACTACAGTCCTTGCAGCAACTTATGTTGAGGATGCAGAGAATTTTGAACTTCCCTGTCAAATTCAAGTTCATGATTCTGATTTTACCACCGAACAATGCGAAAAAGCAGAAGCTGCATACTTCAAGCGTTTCAACTCTTTGAGGAACACTGTAAGTGCAGTTGCAAAACTGCGTTCTGATATTGCTCAAGGTGCTAAGTATGCTATCGCTCTTGAAGAGAGTTTCCAAAGTCTCAATGTTCATGTTGAGGGTATCGGTGCTCCCGATGATGGCAGCAACGCCGTTCATGGTTATGACAAACTGAGAGTTTCCATCACTAAGTACAATAATAGTCTCACCAAGACTGCAATTGATCTGTACAAAGTTCACAATGCAGCAGATGACAACAGCTGGAATTTACCTCTTAATGGTGGTATGATCCTTGGTCTTGCTGCAACTTACCACTTTGTTGATAACCATCTGGGAGATGGTAAGAAGCGTGAAGGATTCCTTTACTATCTGAATGAACTTCTTCCCAATCTTACAGTTGCTGAGTACATTCTAAAAACTGCTGGTCCTCAAATGGATGTTTTGATCCTTCAAAACATTATCGAGAACTACAATATTCTGTGTAAGATGAAGATGCTTACCTATCCAGTTATCGGTATGGAAAAGTGGAAGACATGGAAAGAAGATCCTATCCATGGCACACCTAAGGATGTATCTAAGGATGAGGATTCTGATGACTGATAACCGAATAAAAAGTTACGGGGTTCATCACCCCGTTTTTTTATGCTATAATATAAATATTGATGGTTGCCTTCGGGGACCACAAAACACAAACTCGCTTAACTAAGGAGCTATCAAATGGGAGACCTAACGAGGTACAATGCTGCCAACATGAATCAGCTGTTGGAACGTATAAATAGAAACAGTATTGGTATGGACGAGTACTTTGATCGTCTGTTTACACTGCACGAAACAACGACAAATTATCCTCCATATAACCTAATTCAAGTTAGTGATACGGAATCACGGCTGGAATTAGCACTTGCTGGATTTAAAAAGGAACAAGTAAATGTCTACACGCAAGATGGAAAACTTTTCATTGAAGGACAACGAGAAGACGGAGAAACAGAAACCAAGTATGTCCATAGAGGAGTGGCTCAACGATCATTCACAAGATCTTGGACCATGGCAGAGGATACGGAAGTTAGATCAGTTGAATTTGAGGCGGGGCTTCTAAGTATTAAAATGGGAAGAGTCGTTCCAGAACATCATCTTCGTAAAGATTGGTTCTAAAATAAATAATATTGAATATCGTCGCCGCTGGGGGGCAACTGGCAAAATCCAGTTGACGCCCCCCTATTTTTTTGCTATACTGTGATTGACCTTGAATATACCAATGGAGAATCCAATAAAAATTATTCAGATGACCAACTGCGAGAGACTTATCAGTCAGATCGAAGAAGTTGGTGCTGAAATTGGCGAACCTGACTGCAAGTTGATCAATCCTATGGAAATTTGTGAGGGTAATATGCTCTCTCCTTGGATGGTAGAAGTTACCATGCAGGACACATTCATGATCAGTTCAGATAAGATTATTACTCTTGCTGATCCAACCCCAACACTCCTTGAAAAATACCTACAAGAAACAAAGTAATTATGGCACTATCAAATTCAGTTGCAGAGTCTCTCAAAGAAGCAGAGCTCAATCTTCGTAATGCACTTGCATTTGCCGCTCGGCAAGAGCGTCCTATGGTTTGCACCTGTATTGCAGAAATGATCTCAAAAATTG